GCTTCCGCGAAGTCTCCGGAAGAACGCGCTGCCGAACTCGCTGGCCGTGACATGGCTGAACTCCAGGGCCGCATCCGCCGCTCCGAAGAAAAACTCATTTCCGACGCGATGTTCACCGGCAAGGTTTTCATCAAGGATGCCGCCGGCAAGGAAATTGACTCTGTCGACCTTGGCCTTGCTGCCTCCCACAAGTTGTCGAAGGCTTGGACTACCGCGAACTACAAGGGCATTACCTCTGATATCGAAGAGGCCGCCACGAAGGTCGCCGAAGATTCCGGCCTCACTGCAACCGACGTGATTCTCGGTTCCAGCGCTGCCGACACTGCTTTCAAGAACGACTTCTTCCTGAAGCAGCTCGACACCAAAAACCTTGCTGGCATTGCCGCCACCGTGAACCTCCGCGTAAACCGCGGTGCCCGCCTTGTCGGTGTGGTCGGTGGTCTGCGCATTTGGCGCTACGACGAAATCTACAAGGATGCCTCCAACACCACGCAGAAGATTATCCCGGCTTCCGGCGTCGTTGTGCTTGCCGACCAGTTGCAGGCTACCCTGCACTACGGCGTTGCTGGCGACATCAAGAACGGCTTCTTTGAAGGTCAGTTCGCTGCCGATACCTGGTATGAAGACGATCCTCCTGTTCAGTGGCTGCGCGTGCGTTCCGCGCCGCTCCCGATTATCGAACAGATTGCTGGCGTCGCCACCATCACCGTGTCGTAAGGATTCTTTGTCGTGAGCTTCAAGTCGCAAATGGTGGATGACTTGCAGACGGTTTTCCTGAATACGGATGACTTCGGCGAGACTGTTACGCTTGAGCGTAACGGTTCCACCTATGCGATGAAGGGGCTCTATGACGAACTCCCGCTGAATGGCGAGGGGTTGGGTGGAAACGTCGATGCGATTTCGCACAATCCCCGCCTTTTTGTTTCTGCTTCCGATTTGCCTGGAGGTGCGCCCCGTAAAGGCGATGTGTTTGTATTGAGTGCGAACGAATTTCATTCTGAACGCAGAATCGTGGCTAAGGATTTTGAGTTTCCCAAAGATGGTGTTGTTGTCTATTACCTGAAGGACCGTGCATGAGTTTGACTCTTTCGACAATCAAGGAATTGCGCCATGCAGTCGTAAATGCTCTTGTTGCTGCCAATATCGAAGGCATTGGCGAGAATGTGTACGAAGCCAGGCGCGAGAACCTTTGGCCTGAAGAAGGCCTTGTTGCGGTCGTCTACACGGACTCCATCAGGTTCGAGGACAAGCGAACCAGCCCGAAAGAGTATGTTGTGTCTGTTAACGTTGTGGTAGATGTGATTTGCCAGAGCGAAGGCGATAATGTCAACGATACTCTTGACGATGCTTCCGTCGCGGTAATTACGGCTTTGCAGCCGCCAATGCCTGCAGACGGTTTCTTTGGCGGGCTTACGAAACGCTTTGTCGTGACGGGTGTCGAGAACAACCTTTCTGAGCAGGGTGAAATTAGCCGAGGCTTGCAGCGGATAACGTTCGAGACGATGTTCGGCGTCCCGCTGCCTGTCGGTGGCCCTGTAAATGATTTCTTGCGTGCAAAGACTACTATCCGGGCTGGTGATAGCGAAGACTTGAAACAGGAATTTGTAACCAATGTGAGGCCGAGTAATGCCTAGAAAAATTTTCTTGAAGCCCGCTGAAGGGGTTACGGTGTTTTTGCCGACCCGTGGGCGCAATATTTTCCCGGAAGGAGAAATGGTCGTGGTTGACTCCTTCGTGGAACGCTGTATGTCCGAGGGGGCGCTTGTTGCGGTTCCTGAAGGCAGGCAGCAGTCGAAAATGAATACCGCGAAAACAAACAGCAAGGAGGAGCGGTAATGACTATCCAGTTCAATGAAATCCCGGCGGGCAACCTTGTTCCGATTTTTGCCGTGGAAATCAACAACGAACGTGCATCGAAACCTGGCCCGATGCCGTGGAAAAACCTTTTGATCGGCCAGGCGGTCGGGGCTGTCACGGGATCTACGCCTGATGCCGAAAAGAAGTGGCGTCCGAATACCGACAATACCGGCAAGCTCGTTCGCGTCATGGAAGGCGACCAGGCTGACTCCTTGTTTGGCAGGGGTTCGCAGATTGCCCTTATGGCGAAGAACTTTCTCAAGAACGCTCCCTACATGGAACTTTACTGTCTTGCTCTTGCCGATGAACCGGTTGGATCTGGACAGCCTGAAGATGCTGGCAAGGCAACCAAGACTCTCACGTTTGCTGGGCCTGCTACTGAAAGCGGTTCTCTCTATCTCAATATTGCCGGTCAGGCGGTTACCGTTAACGTGATTGACACTGACGCTGCCGCCACGATTGCTGGCAACGTGAAGGCAAAGATTGACTCCCTGGTCGACTTGCCTGTGGTCGCTACTGTTGCGTCCAACGTGGTCACGCTTACCGCGAAAAACAAGGGTGCTGCCGGCAACGACCTTGCGGTGTTCTTGAACTTCAACGAAGGCGAAAAGACTCCAGCTGGCGTATCGATTACCGAATTCGCGAGCACCGATGTCATTAAACTTGCAGGCGGTTCGGGCGATACCGAATTCACTGCAGAGAATGTCGGCAACCTTATCGAAGGCACCTGGTTCAACGCAATTGCAATCAACCAGGGCGACAACACCAACACTGGAAACGTGGCCTACATCAAGGAAAAACTCGATGAACGCTGGACTGCCATGAAGCAGCAGACGGGCGTATTGTTCTACTGCGTCGGTGGCGACATGACCGCCGAAATCACTGCAGGCAATGCCCGTAATTCCCAGGTGCTCTGCATGCCGGGACTCCCGGATTCCCCGACTGCTCCGTGCAATATCGCTGCCGCCGTTATGGGTGCCTGCGCCGCGTCCGCGCTCAACGACCCTGCCCTGCCTTTCTCGAATGTCGCGGTGAAGGGCGTTGTTGCTCCCAAGCGTGCCAAGCGCCTTGGCGTGACGAGCCGCGATGCTATCCTGAAGGCGGGTGTTGCCGCTCTGTTTGTCGGTGACGACGGAACGGTTTACCTGAACAGGACCGTGACGACCTACAAGTACAAGGCAAACGGCGCAAGCGATATCAGTTATCGCCAGCTCGAAACGGTGTTCACCTTGTCCTTCCTCCGTTGGGACTGGAACAACTACCTGTCCGGAAAGTATCCGCGTGCGAAACTTGCGCCCGATGGTGACGAATTTGGTCCGGGCCAGATCGTGATGACCCCGAAGAAGGGTATGTCCGAATTGCTCACCCGTTACCAGGATTGGATGAAGATGGGCCTCGTTCAGAACTTCGACCTGTTCAAGCAGAATGTCGTTGTTGAACTCGACCCGAACGACCCGAACGCGCTGCTGTTCCTCGCTCCCGCTAACCTGATTAAACAGTTCTTTATTAGCAAGACCCTCTTGCAGTTCGAATAAGGAGGTTGTGAAATGTCTCAGTTTGATGACGTTGGCGGCATCTACACGATGTATGTCGACAAACTTGAATTCCTGCTCAAGGGCGACCCTGAGTTCGACATCGGTGGCACGAAGCGCACGGTTATTCGAGGTGCTGGTGACGGCAAGATCCACGGCAACAAGGTCGAAAAGGTCAACAGCCGTATTTCCGGAACTACTACGAATACCTCCGAGTTGGACATCGAGGCTCTTCGCGAAACGAAGGACGCCACGATTACGCTCTACTGCCCGAACGGCAAGGTGGTCAGTTTTCCGCACTGCTCGTTCACTGGCGACCCGACTGTAAGCGGAGCCGAAGGCGAAGTTTCGTTCGAGTTCCAGGGCGACAAGGCAACCGAAATCATGTCTTGATGATGCCTTAGCTCCTGGGCGTGGGGAGAAATCCCCGCGTCCTTGGGCTTCCGCATTTTTTTTAACAAACAACAAAAGGAGCTAAAAATGCAATACAAATTCAAGAAGCCGTTCAAGTTCGGTAATGAAACTATCGAAACCGTCGAACTCAAGGAAGAGTTCAATACCGGCGACATGATCCGCATTACGAATGCGGAAGGAACCGGCGATAAGATGGGGGCTATGCTTGTTGCTGCGACCGGATGGCCGTTGCCTAAAGTATCTCAGATTTCTATTCCAGATTCGCTTGCAATCAGCGAAATTGTCACGCCTTTTTTCGGGCTTGGCGAAGCGGAATCCTCGGAGACGTAGCAATGCTTGGGTTAAAGTTCGGGATGCAGCCATCTGAAATATATAAGATGACGGCTGCCGAACTTTCTTTTTGGGCTAAACATGCTAGAAAAGTTGTTGAAGCGGAGCGAAAACTTTAAGTATGGCTAAGAATGGAATTGAAACTATTATTTCTGTAACTGATGGATTTTCAAAAGAATTTATTCTGTTTGAAAAGCGTGTCCATCATGCATTACAGCCAGTCAAAAAACTTGAAGATTCTTTTAAACGTTTTGATCGTGTTAGCGGTTTCAAAGCGCTTCGCCAAAGTTTATCTGATCTGAAAGATCATTCTTCTTCTGTTTTCCATTCGATAACGAGTATTGGTACTGGCGTTGGTATTATTGCCGGCGCGACTGGGTTGCTTGTTTCTAAAATTAATAAAGTTGCGTTAATGGGCGATAATTTGCTGAAAACGTCTAAACGCCTTGGAATGTCTGTTGAAAGTTTGCAAAAATTTGAATATGTGGCGGAATTGGCGGGTGTTCCTGTTGAAAAAATGCAAAAAAATATGCAGCGACTTTCTTTAGCTGCAATGCGGGCCGCTGGAGGAGTGAAAAAAGAATCTGAAGCGTTTAAAGCTTTGCATATCAAAGCTAAAAATATTGACGGAACGGTCAAAACCTCGGAACAACTTCTTGTTGATTTGAGTTCAAAATTTGTTGGGACGAGTTTAACTGCTACAGAAAAGCTTTATGCGGCGATCGAGATTTTTGGAAAAGAGGGTGGCCAAATGGTCAATCTTCTGAATCAAGGACCTGACGCTATAAAAGCGCAGATGAAGCAGATTGAAAAATTCGGGATAATGACGGAGAAACAGGCCGAGGCTTCTGAGCAGTATAATGACTCGTTGACGGCTATGCATTGGGCTTTCCGTGGAATGGCTGTAGAAATCGGGACGCATGTTATCCCGGTAATGACTAAGGCTGTTGAAAAAATTACGGAGGTGTTTTCTAAAAATAAGGAAAAATATGTAAAGTCGTTCATGAAGATTGTTGAAAAACTGCCCGAGTTGGTTGATGTTTTTCTTGATCGGCTTCCAGGATTACTTCGTGGAATAGCTAAATTTTTATCTGTGATGGAAAAGATTGTAGATTGGTTTGGTATTGTGAATACTTTAGGCGCTCTTGTAATCGGTTCTGTTTTTGTTCCTTTGGCGTCGGCGTTTGTGGCTTTAACAAAGATTGGAGCTGTTCTAGTTCGAGGCTTGTTTGTTGTTATTGTGCATATTGGAAAGATTCTTGTAGGCGCTGCTAAAAAGGCATTGGTGTTTCTGCCGAAGCTCAAACTGAGTTTTTTGGGTGTTGGTGGTGCGGCTAAAGGGGTTGTTCCTGTGTTGAAACGTTTTGGAATGGCACTCAAGGCTTCGTTTGGGCCTCTTGGATGGGGGTTATTGATTGTCGAGGAATTGTGGCCGCTCGTTAAAAAGATTGCTGCTCGATGGGATGAGATGAGTTTTACCAGTTTTGATGGTATCGTTAAATCGTTTGGAATTTTAAGGGATATTACGGTTGAATGGTTGGATTCTTTAGGGCCTGTTGGTGATATCATTAAAGGTATTGGGAAATTCGGTAATAAAATTTTTGGCGGGAAGGTTGATTTTAGCGGTATTCCCGAAGATCCTATTGCAAAAGCGATGGCTGAAATTCCGCCTCCTGAGAGTGTCGAAAAATCTGAACTTTTCCAATCAGTTACTAGTACAAAGACAATTAACAAAAACACGAGCCAAATTATGGAAATTCGTATAAAAGACCCAAATAAGGTGGCTGAAGTTAGAAAAATAGGGTTCAGTGACCCTTCTATGTATGGGAATTCAATGATTCCTGCGTTTTAGTCGATAAAATGCTTGCTTTTTCGTTGCAAAAAGGGTATTTTATAGATATGAAAATCCTTTTGGCATTATTTGCGTTGGCTGTGATTATTATGGCGTCGTTGTGCGCGTATGTATTTTTAGATACGTTCATGGTCGCTGTAGTTTTTTTGCCATTGGGCTTGGCGTTGTCTGCTCAGGCCGTGTCGACGCTGCTCTTTCTTGGAATTTTTCATTATAAAGACTGCTAAAATTTCCTGTTACCAAACATCCCTTTGTAATAGCCAAATATCGTATGTTTAACTGGAATAGTTAGACAGGCGGTCCGCTTTGGCTTATATCGATACCCTCCAGAAAGTGACCATACCGGTGCGCGGAGAGCCCGTTGAATGTATTGCGGGTTCCTTCAAGGGCGTGCCGTTTTTCTTCGAATCGACCGAGTTTTCGGGCGGCGGGCGCAACGTCCAGACCAACAGCATCCCGTTTTCGAACGACCACGTGAATGAGGATACGGGCATCAATGTCCCGAAGTATTCGTTTAACATTTACTTTGTCGGCGAGGACGCCGAAAACCAGAAAAACGATTTCCTGCGCGTCTGTAACGAGGAAGGGCCAGGTGAACTCATTCATCCGTATTTCGGTGTATTCAAGGCCCGTGTCAACTCCCCGATCAATCTTTCTTACGGAGACTACCAGGAATACATTTCCGGTTCCGTGACATTTGTTCCGGAAAATGATTTCGAGCTTCGTAATATGGAGGTTTCGCTTTCTGGCAAGACTCGACAGAAAGCGGTGGATCTTCGGCAATCTGTGGCTGACAAGACGTCGAAAAGCTTCAAGGCTAAAGGAAAAAGCAAGTCTATTCTTGACAAGGCTGTCGAAATGTCTTACAAGGCTGTTGACGCGGTTTATTCTTGCAGAAAATCGGTCCAAAAGGCGGCTGAGTTTGTAAGACGGGTTGGCAGCATTAAGTCTAATATTGAGGTCCTCCTGATGTCGCCAGGTGATTTTGTTGCTCGCGTGCAGAACCTTATAACGATGTCGGGCGAAATTCTTGGAATAGATGTCAGCCCGAAGGATAATGTATCCAACGGTATTGCGTTGATGGGGTTTACTCTAGCGTCAACAGAGGTTTTTGAAATCCAGTCTGTTGAAAATAGAACTGCGTTGGTGTCGCTTGTCAGGATGACTGGTGCATCGATGGTGGCTGAAAATGTGGTTGATTGTGAATTTTTGAACGTCGATGAAGCTAAACGTTATCAAGATGACGTGCATGACGCTTTTGAAGCGATGCTTGCCGATGCGGATGATGTTGATCTCTATTTGCAGGCCCAAGCGCTTGAAGCCGTTGCGCTGAAGTATCTTCGCGACAATCTGAGCAATATCCCGTATGAAGTGGAAATCGAGCTGCCTGCGACCAATAATCTGCTTTCTTTAGTCTATGGAGTGCATGGTAACCTAGATGATGTTGAGTCTGTACTTGAGCGTAATGGTTATCGGGACCCGCTTTTTGTGAAGCCGTCGGATAGGATGATGGTTCTTTGCGATGATTAAAGTGCTAAAAAATGGGGTGCTTGTGCGTGGTTGGGAGTCCGTTAGTGTCGGTCTATCCCTTTCAACGTTGTGCAACGGTTTTTCTCTTTCTCAGTTTGTGGCCGACGATTTTGATTCACCTGTTTTGTTTCCAGGCGATGCTATCCGGATCGAATGTGATAAAGAGCTTCTTTTGGACGGCTATGTCGATGAACTTAGTTCGTCTTTTTCTCCAGGAAGTCATTCAATAAATATTTCTGGCCGTGAAAAAACTTGTGATATGGTGGATTGTTCGCTTAAGGACTTTGGAAAGTCTTGGAAAAATAGAACTGTGTCGCAAATTGTAGGCGAAGTGTGTTCTGCGTTCAAAATACTTTTTGACGCGAATGGTGTGAAAGACAATGGAAAAATAGTGAAATTTTGTCCGGACCCTGGGTGTACTGGTGCCGATATTGTGTCTGATGTTTGTCGGCAGAAAGATGTGGTCTGTTTTTCTGACGGTTTGGGCTCCGTTAAGTTTGTCAATGATTCTAAATTCGAATTTGTGGAAGATTTCATTCGCCAGGGAGTCAATGTCCTTTCGGCTGATGTGACATTCAATAATTCCGAACGTTTTTCCGACTATGTGGTTTTGTGCTCCAGCGACCCGAAGACGAAGCGCCGTGGAGAATCTAAAGATGGCGAAATCGGTCGTTCCAGGTGTCTTGTGTTGGTTGATGAAGGCTATGGCAACGCTGATTCTGCTGAACAACGTGCGTCATTTGAAGTCTTGAGCCGTTCTGCAAAATCGACGACGTTAAGCGTGACTCTTGCTGGCTGGAAAAGGAATGACGGAAAGATTTGGAAGCCTGGCGTACTTGTTGATTGTCTTATTCCGGCGTTCTTTGGGCAGTGGGTGCAGACGATGCTTGTGAATGAGGTTGAGCTTTCGTATGATTCATCTGGGACTTTCGCGCATTTACAGCTTGTCCGTAGGGATTATTATACTCAACCTCCGGCAAGAAAGGCGAAAAAGAATAAGGCGGACCCTTGGGCCAGTATCCGGACAAAAACTATGGCTTCGGAGGCGAAAAAATGATGGAGCGCCTTCTAAATCCTATTAAGGCAAGAATACGCCTTATGGTCGGAAAATGCCTTATTACGGCTTGTGGCGGTAATAAGGTTGACTTGTCTTTATTGGTCGGTGAAACTCGCGACGATGTGGATTTTTACCAGCAATATGGATTTTCGAGTAGGCCTGTTGGAAAGGTTGGCGGTGTCGCGCTTTTTATTGGCGGGTCTCGCGATAATGGAGTCGTTGTTTCGAGTCGTGGCGAAGATAAGGATATGGCTATTGATCTGGATCCTGGCGAGGTGGCTTTACATACGAAATTTGGATCAAGCGTCATTCTGAAAAAGGACGGGTCGGTAGAGATAACGGCTAATGGTGATGTAAATGTGAAAACCAAGAATGGCTTGGGTAATCTTAAAGTTGAAGGGTATGTCCTTGCCACAATGGACGTTAAATCTATGTGTGATACAGCACCTGTGAGTTTGACCCTCCATACGCAGGCTTCTGCCGTCGGTTCTACCGCTCCGCCGACTCCTGGTGGCTAAAATTTGTTGTTACCAAAAAAGCCTTTAGCCTTGACGAAAAGTTTAATATATGGGCATGGGCGACCTTAAGCTACAGTGTCGAAATGACGGCTATTATGACCTGGCTTTTGAAAATGGTGATTTGCAACTGGGCAAGTCGCTTGAAAGCGCTGTACTTGTATCTGTCGGTTCGCTAGGCCGTGGTGCCGCTAAATCTTTCAAAAAAAAGCTTCAGGACGATGGATGGTGGGGAGAGCCGACTATTGAAGGTGATGTGTGGGGCTGTTTGGTCCATACGCTTTCGAAAGAACCCAATCAGCAAAATCGGCAGCTGCTGGCAGTACAATATGTAAAGGATTCTTTGCGTTGGCTTGTCGACGATGGTGTAGCTGGTTCTGTTGACGCTGAAGCTGAATTTAAAGGAGAATATCTCTGTATTTCAGTCGTTATCAAGAAGGGTGGCGAGCGTGAAGATTTTAGATACGAAATTTTGTGGAATGAGGTTGCGTGATGGCGTTCTCTACACCGTCTTTAAATGATTTTGTGCGAACCGCTGAAAATGGCCTTGCGTCGGCGTTTTATGGCGAAGGGTCTGTTTTAAGAAAGGGCGTTCTCAAGGTTCTTGCTCGCGTATTTGCCGGCGTGGCCTTCATGCTTGTGCTTCTGCTTCGGTCTATGTGGAGGAATTTGTTCCTCACGTCTTCGGATGTGGAAGGATTGGTCAATGCTGGTACTGATTTCAGCCTTCCCAATAAACCGGAGAGTTATGCGAGGGGCAAAGTGATTGTTAAGGCTGATTCTGTGTCTACGACAATTCCGCAAGGGACTGTTCTAACGACTGAAGATGGGGTAGAGTTTGAGACCGTGTCTGATACGGTGCTTGCTGGTGGGAGTGAGGGAACCCCTGTCAGTTTTCTTGCAGTTGAATCTGGTGAAGGCGGAAATATTCCGGAAGGAACGGTTCTTGAATTTCGTGATGGGTCGCCGGATGGCGTAGATTCTGAACCTATTGTTGGTGATGGGGGGTTCTTTGGAGGGGCGTCTTACGAAGTAGTCGTGAATGGTGGCGTTGAACGATGGGGGGAAACTGTCGAGAACTATCGTTCGCGTCTTTTGGAATATCGAAGGAATCAACCGTGTGGGGGATGTGTCAGCGATTATAAGTCGTGGGCGGAACGTTTTGCAGGCGTGTCACGGTGTATTGTAAATCAGAACTATCCTCATGCCGGCGGTGTTCGATGTGTGCTTTGTCATTTTGACGATCAGCTTGTCGGTGAGTCTGTTGAAGTTGGCGAGGCGGTTGTCCAGGATGTCGAGGATTACGTTACTTCTGATGAACGTCGCCCGGTTACGGCCGCTGTGACGGTCGTGTCGTGCAAGGATAAAGAGCTTGATTTTACGATATGTATTGAACCAAATAATAACAATATTCGCGCTTCCGTCCGTTCTGCACTAAAGAACGCACTTCGTTCTTACTCGCCCGGAGATACGGTCCGGACGGAAGCGCTTTCTGTGAAGCTTTTGGAATCTTCCAATGCAGAAAAGTTGGCCGTGTTTGCGATATCTGGTGGCCAGTATGCGGTTTTGGATATGGATGACGCTGAAATGCCTATTATCGGTGAAATAGATTGGAGGGATTACAATGCCTGATTTCCTTGTCAGAAACTATGCTGGCAAGAAAGTGGCCAAAGGAGGCTCCGTATTTGTTTACGGCGCGGGATTTACACATTCGATAAAGGCATGGTTTGGCGAAACTCAAGCTGTGGTGTTCGATTGTGATGACGGCTATATGGAAATTATGGCTGGCGAAAGTGCCGGTTCGTTTACGCTGAAGATTGGGGAATCTTTAAACGACAGTGTAGATGTAGGAGTGGTTTATGTTCTTGCGGATGTGGCGGAACTTCCTGTTACAGGAAAAATCAGACATACTGTTGACGAACTCTGCGTGGCATTGCTTGGGTTGCTCCCAAGAGGAATATCATGGTATAAGGGGAGTGACGGTGTTTTCTATCGGCTGATGAAGGGCTTTGCTTATGCCGTTCTCGAAATTTATAATCTGGTCGAGCTTTTTGTAAAAGAATCGTCTCCAACGCATACGGGATCCTTTTCTGAATGGGAAGATGAATTGCAGCTTCCTGAAAAAGGTGTTGTCTATTCTGGAACGGCGGCTGATATTGCGGCGAAACGCAGGTCCGAAATATACCGTAAATCGTGCAAGAAGGGCGGATGTTCTATTTCGTTCTTTAAGTCTATTGCGGCGTTGTTTGGTATTGACGCGAATATATATGAGTATTGGCTTAATCCCTCTGAATTCAGTCAGATTACTGATGACGAAGACCAAAAGCGTTTTTACTGGATGATAAGGTCTAATTCCGGAATGAGCGGCGTTATTGATTTGCGCTGTGGTAATGAAAAAGGGGAGTACCAGGGCGAAGAATTTGTATGCGGAAATGCCCGCAGTGGAATGCGTTTGAGATCGTGGGGAAATCCTGATTTCTATGCGATGATTGAAAAGTTGAAACCGGCGCATACGAAATGTCTGTACGCCTATTCACAAGGAGCCTGATATGCTTAGGACGAATGGTGAAGATCATGTAAATCACATGTTTTCTGACGGTGTCCCGGAACAGGGAAAACAAGCTACCGTTATTGACGCTGAATGGCTGAATGCCGTCCAGGAAGAAATTGCCCAGTTTATCGAGCTGGCTGGGATTACTCTTGATGGAAACAGTCCGCACCAGCTTCGCGATGCTTTGCTGGCAATGTTTATGGCCGGTATTCAGGTTGGTGGAAGCGGTATAAGTATTTCGGGCGAGGGTGCCGCGGCAACTATTACCAATAGCAGCATCCGTTTTCAAGGTGATGGGGTTGATGTTAAGCTTGCGGCGAATGGACTTACTATTAATGGAGTGCTTGTCAAGGAAATAACTGTTTCCGGTGTGGCGACGCTCAATATAAGCGAAACTGTTGAGCTTGTGAAGAACTTGATCGTCAATGGAAATTCAATACTTCGTGGCGATGCGAGGGTTGACGGTGATCTGACCGTCAATGGCAATTTGACCCTCGAACATGAACTAAATGCCAATTTGCGGGGCCGTGTTACAGGCAACACCGATGGTACGCATTATGGGGACGTGCACACCAATCGTCTAATGGCGCAGACGAGCGGAGGCCCTATTGCTGTTGATTCGGAAACGATTCATTCCAAACAGCCGCACTTCCAGAAGGGATTTGTGTGCGCTCGAATTGAACTCCCTTCGGGTGGATATAGTACAATCTTGCTTGAAGATGTTCGGTATACTAATCTCGAGGATGGATCCGTTGTTTTTGCTGAAAATAATCATGATTCAGTGTCAGGGATAGCTGTGTCGGCAAATTCGATGATTGTTGTCAAAAAATGGACTGGTGTCGCCCTGTTTAAGCATGGCTCCTCCTGGTATCCGACGTGTCCTACTGTAGATGTAGTTAGCAGGTAGCCGATGACTAATCGCGACGAACTTGCGCAGGATCTCCTGGAGTGTTTTGAAGACTTCCAGGTAAACGCCCCTCAACCGGGCGGTTCTACTGCTGCAAACAAGTACGTTGCGGACAAGCTGGCTGACGCCATTGCCGACGGGATAGACCGCGGTGCCGGACGCGCCTGGCAGGGCAAGGCGACGGTCGAACAGCTGAACGCGATTCCCCTGGAAGATCGGCATGGTGGCGACATGTGGATGTGTACGGATGGCGGTACTCTCAATGGCCAGACGCCGATAACGGTATCGCCGAATACTGTCGTTATTTGGGATGGCGATTCTTGGTCTGAATTTATCCATGTGGACTTGTCCGCGTATGCTACCAAGGCGGAAACGGTCACGATGGTGTCTGTGGAAGCTTCGGCCAGGGTTGCGGGCGACACGGCCCTGCAGAGGTCTATCGATGAACATGCGTCCAGGACCGACAATCCGCACCAGGTCACGGCCGCGCAGGTCGGAGCTGCCACTGAGCAATACGTGGATGCCAATGTATTGAGGATGAGATACCAGGGTACGAACATTTTAAAATTCTATCGCGGGGCACCCGCATAAGGAGTAGACATGGCCCAGCATAATTTTTCGAAAATAGTAGACGACACCGGCGACGAGTACCTCATCAAGGCGAAGGGCCTTGAATCCCAGGTTCAGATCAACCTAACAGGTGACGTAACCGGCACTGTTACGACTGATATGTCCACGGACGCCGAGTCTGGTGGCGAACCGCACGGCCATTCTGGCGTGAACAACATCGCGTCCACAATCTCTAACAGTGCCGTAACGACTGCAAAGATTGCGGATTCCGCAGTCACGACTGGCAAGATTAACGACAAGGCCGTCACGCTGGACAAGATTGCGGACGCCGCCAAGGGCGGAGCCGTCGCCGACAACGACGGCGTCCTTGCAACGCACAGCGCCGTCAAGAGCTACGT